GTTATGCCTGAATGGGATGAGCCTTCTGAACTAATCAACAAATTCGTTGAGGACAATGGTTGGATGATTGAGCCTTATGATAGTGGCACTAAACACGCTCACCCACAATAACTTTAACAGGGGAGGGCAACCTCCCCACAACGGAGAGAAAAAATGACAACAGAGATAAAAAAAGAAACCGAGTTTCACGTTGGTGTAGATGTAACACGCTCAGTATGGGTTTTTGTTACAGCAGAAGATGAACAACAAGCAGAAGAGTTTGCAAAGGAAAAGGCATTTCAAAAGTCTGAAGATGGTGCAGGTGCTTGGGTTGCATCAGATGTTCATTCAATACACGAGGAGATATAAAATGGTAAACAGAATAAATGAAACACTAGACTTCAATGAGTCTACTTATGTTATCGCAAGACAGATAAAAGATAACGCTAAAGACGGCAAGATATGGCTCGAAGTATTTGAGCGTGATTGTGATTTGGTCGAGGTCGTTAAAAAATATGAAATAAAAGCGAGTCTTGATGTGTTATTTGCATTTAATGAAAATTTATATATGAATGCAGAGGGTTACTGTTGGGTGCGCATCCTAACCCAAGATGAAGCGAAGAGGTTCGAAGAATACTTTAGGGATAGAGGTCTAGAACATTTTGAGGAGTATGGGTATGGACACTAAAGAATGTAGAACACGAAGTCAATTTGAAGAAATCATAGAAACCCACCACAACGGCAACTTATCACGTTCTTATGAACTAGCCGAGGAGTACGGTTTCCATGCTAGTGATTTGCGAGAATTCTATGTTCAAGAGGATTGGTGGTTCGATTCAACAGCATTAGTATCCATTGCTGAAGGCGCTGAAAGAATCAGAGGTCAAAAGGAACGTCATGATGCAGTAAAAGATGCACTAGAAAAAATGTATAAAAATCTATTTAATGAGGAGTTAAAACTATGAAACTATTAACTAAAGCAATAGAGAAAAAACTTCGTAAAAACGAAGAGATAGCAAGAGAAACAGGCGAAAGTGGGATGCCTGTAGTCAAATTCTTTAACCCATGCGGGGCAGGAACATGGCTAATAAGCGATATGGATGAAGATGGTATTTGTTTCGGATTGTGTGATTTAGGTTTTGGCACTCCAGAACTAGGCAGGGTTTCCATTCATGAACTACAATCTGTTAAATTATCGTTTGGATTAGGCATTGAACGTGACATACTGTGGGAGGCTAGACAAACTCTTGGTGACTATGCAACAGAGGCAAGAGAATTAGGATACATTAAATCATAGGAGCATATATGAAAAATACAACTATGACAGGTAAAGAAATCTGTCAATTTAGAAAAGACCTAGGTTTGCGACAAACTGATTGTGCAGACATAGTCGGAGTTAATCTTCGTACATGGCAGAAATACGAACTGGGTCAGTACAAATGTAAACAAATTTATATTGATGTTCTGGAGCGTGGGCTTTATGATATTCATAAAAACTATACAAACACTTTAGAAAAAGTGGACAAAACCTAAAGAAAAGGGCGTATAATTATACTTATGGAGGAGAGGAATGAGTCAAGAGCATCAAAGGAAATCATTTATATTACACACAGATAGTTTAGAAATACTAGATGATTTGACTGATGAACAAGCAGGTAAATTATTTAAAGCAATCAAACAATATCAAAATGGCAATGACGCCAAACTCCCACAACTAATAAAAATAGCATTTAGCCCGTTTAAGAATTACTTTGACCGAGATAATAAAAAATGGGAGTTAGAAATAGAGAAACGAAGAGAGGCAGGGCGATTAGGTGCAGAGGCTAGATGGGGTAAATCAGAGGATGCCAACAGGTCACAAGAGGTAGCAAGAGGTAGCAAGAGGTCACAAGTGATGGCAAGTGCTATAGGTGCTAATAGCAAAATGGCAAACATGGCTGATAGTGTAAGTGTAAGTGTAAATGAAAGTGTAAATGTTAATGATATTGTTATTACGCTACCGCTTAACGACAATACAGATTATGAAATATTAAAATCCTCGGTAGATGAGTACATAGAGTTATATCAAGCGGTTGATGTTTTGCAAGAATTACGCAAAATGAAAGGATGGTTAGTGGCAAACCCAACTAAAAGAAAAACTAGCAGGGGTGTATCTCGATTTATTGTCAACTGGTTAGCGAGAGAGCAAGACAAGGGAGGTTCACAAAAGGATGCCCCAACATCATATGCAGAAATAGGTAGGCTAGTAGGAAAACAATCCAATCAAGAAGAGCCTATGACTATAGATGAAATCAAGCAACTACGGCAAGATGATTATGATGTTTCTAGGAGGGCGCTAGATGTACACACCAGAAAATGAAAACAGCACAATGGATTACACAGAGATTTCTTACAAAATCCTAGCACGTCTAGAGATGGAATATAAATACGCATCTGCGAAAGCAGTAGATAAACCCGAGATGATTAAATTTCTTGCGAGTCAATTACGCAGACTTTCAAATAGAGAGGTCATCTGTTGGAACGAAGCGTTAAACAATATTTCAGACAAAGGAGGCAAACATCCACCAACTATCCCAGAAATAATGTCAGAAATAAGAAAGGTAGGAATTGCAACACAACCTAATATTGCTATAGAGAAAAAAGAAATACCATTTGCCAGTAGTTGGAATATGGAAACAGATTCACAACGTTTAGAAGATGTGAGAGCGTGGTTAGAATTCTGTCCAAAGAAGATGCCACAAATTATGTTAAATTGGGTAGTCAATCAAGAAGAGGATGTGAAAGCAGAACTACGAAGAATTAAAAAGAAAGATGTATCACAAATAATAAAACATGAAGATAACACTTAAAAAAGTTTCAGATATTATGATTATGCCAGACGATAAAGAGAGCGTTGACTTTATAAATAAACTCAAATACAATCAAGTAATAACGGCAGACTTCAAGCGCCCACGCAATTACTTATTTCATAAGAAGTATTTTGCATTAATAAAATATGCGTACGACAACTGGCAACCAAGCGAATTCGAAGATTCAAAGTGGAAAGGAATTGTTCCAGAAAAATCATTTGATAGGTTTAGAAAAGATTTAATAATTCTAGCAGGGCATTACAATGCGGTTTATAGGGTAGATGGTTCAATAAGAATAGAAGCAAAGTCTATATCGTTTGCTAGAATGACAGAAGAGAGTTTCATTGAATTATATGATGCCACAATAAATGTAATTCTAAAGAAAATATTAACTAACTATTCTAGAGAAGATATAGATACGGTAGTTGAGCAACTTGAGGGATTCTATTGAAACCAAAAGAACGCAAAAAAAGATTTAGTGCATTAGCGGAGCAAGGCTGTTGTATCTGTAGACGCCCAACAGAGATACATCACCTAATAGGATTCAAATATAGGGGGATTGGGCAAAAAGCCACAGATGAAAATACTATACCGCTGTGTGTCGAACACCATAGAGGCTCTCAAGGTATTCATCATCTAGGGATGAAAACATGGGAAAAGGTCTACGGAACACAGGAATTTCATTTAGAAAAAGTGGACTTTTTGATAAATAAAAGTTGACAAACGGTCAAAAGGGCGTATAATAGTAGTTATAGAGTTAAGAAAAAGGAACTCTATATTTAACCAAATAAAAAGGAGTACAAATTATGAAATACGACAAAAAACTATATGAAAATATATATGCTTTAGAAGAGGCTCAGAGAAATGCAGAATATTTTGAGAACGATAGTCGTGACTTATTACTTGCTTTAGCAAAGGTTCAATTAGTTGCAGATGCAAAGACTATGACACAGATTAACCAAGCATTGTTTCACACTACATGGAATGGTAAAAAAAGAGAATGTGTAAGAATGCACGATTCTAAGAAATATGCTCTTTTGCAAAAACAAAAATGGCTAACACGATTTGTTATAGATGCAGTAATTCTTGGTGCTGATTCAAACCTTAAAAATTTAATTAAGGAGGAATTATGAACTGGAAAATCAATAGAACATTAAATTACTGGCTCTGGACTAAAGGATGGGCAACCCGTAAGCAATACCCACGGAAAAAGAACATGCCATCATATCTAGAGAATGTGCAAGAATTCAAATATCCCCGTAAAGAACGTAAATACTTTATCGTAGGATTCCTACTCGGTCTATTGCCATATATAGTACATATGCAAGGATGGTTGAAATGAAACTTAAAAACGCATTTCATGATGAAATCAACGAATCTCAAAATGAGGATTACGGGCAATTCGAGGAATATTGCAAGAATAACCCTCAACCCTCATTAGGCGAAACTATGGCATTTGCAAAACAGTATATGACAACAAAAGAATTTGCAAAGGAATGGCAAAAGTTTAAATCAAAGGGGGAATTCTGATGGCATCTACACCACAAGAAGCATATGGAGATTACTTAGATAGATTGAAAGACCAAGTGTTTGATGACTTTACATATTGTAAAGACTGCGACTATTGTGAGGCAACTAAAGATGGTTACGGAACTGGAGATTCACCAACGTTATATGAATGCATTGGCGAACCCGCTGACTGTGTTGGTGTTGAACATCAAACAGAATGATGTTTGATGTATTACTAGGATTACTAATTTTATGGATGGCTTTTATGCTGTTTATATGGATAGATGATGACTATAAATAGGAGGAAATGGAAATGGCAAGAGTATTAAAAGCAAATGGTAGTACCCATGAGGAATTACCGCAAAAAGGACAAGTATGGAGATTAAGCCAACTTCAAGAATGGGTTGGTGGATATATCGAACTTGTATATCAAGATGATTATGGAATTGTATATGCCAATGAAGAGGGCTTATTACAAGGGCTACCATTAAATAAAGAAGCAACTGCACTATTCGGGAAATCATTAGTGGGAGATGTTGTTTACTTAGAACATGGTGAATATGACTAAAAATAGGAGAAACAAAATGAACCAAGACAATATGTTATTACAATATCTGAAAGAAAATAAAAAAATAGACTATATTCAAGCACTAAATGAAATAGGTATTGCCAGACTATCTGCCTGTATTCATAGACTAAGACGTGGTCACAATATAGAAACAAAAATGAAAACAGTAATAAATCGCTATGATAAGAGGGTTAGTGTTGCTGATTACATTCTACGGGAGGAAGTATGAGCATTCATAACAAACTATTTGAATTTCGTCAAAAGTCAGTCGCAGTAAAGAGGAAATCACCAAACACGTTTTTCGGCAGTAAGTACGCAGATATAAATAGCGTGTTAGATTCTATTAATCCTATCCTAGATGAGTTAGGTTTAGTGATTATACAATGCCCAAATGTTATAGATGGCATGGATATACTCACAACATCAATCTATATTGCTGATGACCCAAAAGAATATATAGAGTCTAATCTGCGATTGATGTTACCTAGCGCTGATATGCAAAAACTAGGCAGTGCAATAACATATGCAAGGCGCTATGCTTTAATATCTATGCTAACTTTAGAAACTGAAGATGATGATGGTAATGATGCGGTGGCTAAAAAAAAAGTTATAAAAAAGGCTGAAAAACCTAAAGCAAAAGGTGCTAAAATGACACCAACACAGAAACATAATGAAGTAATAAACTATGCGTTTGAGCGACTCGCAATAGCAGAGATGAATAAAGATGAAGAACTTGCTATGGAAGTATGGACTTGGGCAAAAGAGAAAGGCTATACGCAAGTACAAAATCAATATATTATGTATTTTGGTCATCCTCTAGATGACGAAGTAGAGGAAAAAAATAATTAGTAGGGTTTGACTTCCCGTTACTAATCGGTGGCGTTCCATACATTAATTGTACCTCCCGCTGTCGTTAGGTTAAAAAGAACAAGTCCGAGTGACTGCCGTAAGCAGTCATCACTAAACAACTAGGAGATACAAAATGGCATATGAAACAAAACCAAATACTGCAAAGGTATTCGTAGAAAATGGACTATTCAGCAAACAAGGAGTAGAATCATTAATAGAGCAAAACAAACCTATCCTTAAAGTTAAAGTAAATATTGATGGGGTAGATAAAGAGATAGCATTATATTTTGATGTAGTTTGGGAAAATGATAAACCTACAAAAGAATTAAAAATAACAAGAACGGGTAATAAAATGCTCTCGGGAAAGATTACAGACCCGTGGGTTGCAACTGAACAAGTAGCACAACAGTCACCAGAGTTTGATGACGATATACCATTTTAGATTATGAGTAAAGAAAAATTTATAGGACTTGATATAGTTATATCCCACAGTAAGAATTCAGAAGAATTGAGTGAAAAAGGATATGCTATATTAAGTGCAGATGGAGGTGCGTATACAGATGCTATTAAAGTACCGAGTATAAACGTCTATCGGTTTCGATATGATTTAACAGCAAAAGATTATCAATCCGTAACACTAGGCTTAAAAAAACAATTACGCCACAATAATGAGAAGATACTCGACTTTTTTACAGAGTTGATTATCGAATTCGGGGCGCAAAAGATTGCTATTGTAGGGAGAGGCGTTAAATACTGTGTTAGGCATATAGTGGCATCACATTTGTTAAACAGTATAGCAACGGAGATAAGCGGGGTACATGTCAAGTCAGTTACGTTTATAGATGGAAGTGCGGATGACTTCGAGGCTGTTGCGTATACAAGCCAATATTATACTCAAGCGTTGTCCTTACAAGATAGTTTTGATTTAGCCGAGGTAAAAGACAAGTTCGCAGAAGCCACATGGATTTTCGCAAAGACTATGCCACACAATCCACACGAGTACACACTAAGGAAAAACTGGACAGGGAAAGACCCATATGGTGATTTTTTGCGCGTTGCTACATACCTTAGAATGTTCGGAGAGTTTGAAGAGTTTGGGGGTGTAATGTGGCGCATCACAAAGATAGGAGAATATAAATATTGGTGTTGCGCTTTTGACAATACTAATGAAAAAGTAGACTTAATTAATAGGGCAAAAATTCTGAACCCTATGGATAGAACCAAGTAGGAGAGTATATGAAATTAGGAAAGCACTTAATTATGGACTGTATTATTTCTGAGGAAGGAATATCAGCACTATACAATAAGGACAAACTCAAAAATATAATTGTCGAAGTAACGCAGAGGGTAGGTTTAAGACCGCTATCAGAGGTTCTATTATATGAAGTAAATGACAGCCATACTGATATTCACGAAGATGTTGGAGTGACAGGAATGGTTATATTTATGGAAAGTCATTTTAGCATCCACACATTCCCTATGAAGAAATATGCATCCCTTGATATTTATTCATGTAAGGACTTTGACCATTTACAAGTTATTGATTATATTAGAGAAGAATTAAGTGTAACAAAGTTAAATTCATCCGTTTTAGTTCGTGGAAACGATTTGTAAGGGGGCAGTATGGAAATTATAAAAAAATTCGCTAGAGGCATAGTTAGGAATGGTGACTTCTATAATGAGAGAGCAATAGAGGAGTTGGTTGGAAATGTAAAGGCATCTATATATTATTCAGACCCCCCATGGGGAGATGGAAATATTAAGTATTGGAATACAATGAATAAGAAAATGAACGCAGGTAAGACAGTAGAAGATGTGGAATGTTTTAGTTATACAGACTTCTTAGATAAGGTGCTAACATACGCGACTAGATATACAGATGGTTGGGTAGTTATTGAATACGGAAAAAGATGGAATGACAATCTAATAGAAATGGCAAAGAAGAAAGGGTTGTATTATTGTGGAACAGTAGAAACGTTATATAGCGGGGAAAGACCGTTAGATGTGAATTTCTTTAGAACAGATACAGTTATAAGTGTGCCAAACAAAGAGGCTATTTATCATACCAAGGACAACAGAACAGTACAGGTTATTTTTGATACTTTATTTTACGGGCAGGATATGGAAGGAAAATGGGGGATGGATTTGTGTTGTGGTTTAGGATTAACCGCTAAAGCCTGTTTAGCACACAATATGAATTTTGTGGGTAACGAATTGAATGAGGCAAGAATACAAAAAACGTATAACAGATTTAAATAATGAGCGATAAGAAGAATATTAACAATGTACGGATATATAAGAAAGAGTCTGTATTAGAAGAGGCGTTAGAACGCTTTGAGTTTTTATTTGAAGAGTTTGATAGGGTTATCGTTAATATATCTGGTGGCAAAGATTCAACTATTGTTCTGGAGTTGGCTTTATCTGTGGCTCGTAAATTAAACCGTTTACCACTTGAGGTTATGTTTTTCGACCAAGAGGCTGAGATTATGTCAGTTATTGAATACATCAGACATATACAAGCAAGAGAAGAGATTAATTTTCATTGGTATCAAATACCTATAACGATTAACACAAGTGCCAGTATTTCAGAGCAAAGTATTGTGTGTTGGGATACAACCAAAGAGGATATTTGGGTTAGGGAGAAGGAGAAGGAAAGCATTAAAGAGAATGTTTATTACCCTATGGATACATATTTTAATAAGTGCTTTAACTTTATAGCGGAAAAAGACTTTGTTGGCAAAGATGGAAAAAGTTGTATGGTGGGCGGTGTTAGAGCAGAAGAAAGTGTAGTTAGAATGGCTTATCTGTCTAAGGGGAATGTTTACAAAGGGGTTACTTGGGGGAAAAATACTAATAAGAATACAGGCAAAGGCAGGTATGTGTTTTATCCTATTTATGATTGGAGTTATACCGATGTTTGGAAATATATTTATGACAATAAGATAGAGTATGCTGATTACTATAATTTAATGTTTATGAAGAAAGTTGCAATTCCCAATATGAGAGTGTCTTGTGTATTCCATGAGAATAGCGTTAAAGCATTAGAGTATTTGTCAGAATATGAGCCAGATAATTGGAACAAAATATCAGCACGAATTGTAGGTGCGAACACCTATAAAACCCTCAAGGGCGAAAGTTATACAAGACCAAAAAAGTTACCTTATATGTTCAACACATGGAGAGATTATTTTTTACATCTTTTAGTTACAGTTATTGAAGGAGAAGAACTTAAAGAAAAATATGTTGGGATGGGTATGACATTAGAAAACTATATAAGACGAAAGGCTTTACTGTTTACAACAGAACAAAACCGTATTGAAGAAGATGTAGAATATGGATGGAAGATAGGGGTAAGCACCTTACTAAAGAATGATTATTGTGGAACGCTTATGTCTAATTTCAAGGTGAAGATTTTGCCTTGGTTGGCTAATAAATACGAGGATAGTAAATGAAAAATGAAATAAAGAAAATTATTAAAGACTCGGAATTAGATGATGCGGAAGTAAGAATTTTACTTACTGAATTAATAAGAGAGTTATCGCCTTATGGAAGTCAGCCTGTTGATTGTATTGAATGGGTTGATATTAACGATGTTGAGGCTAACGATTATAATCCGAATAGTGTTGCCAAGCAAGAAATGGAATTGTTATATAGGTCTATCAAGAAAGATGGTTACACACAGCCAGTAGTTACATTCTACGACAAAGAAAGAAAAAAATATATTATTGTTGATGGATTCCATAGAAGTTCTGTCTTGCGCTCAAGACCGGATATTAGTAAAAGGACTAATGGTATGTTGCCTGTAGTAGTTATTGAAAAATCAGTAGAAGAAAGATACGCATCAACAATAAGACATAATAGGGCTAGAGGTACACACTCTGTTACATCTATGACCTCGGTTGTATTTGGTATGAAAGAAAAAGGATTGAGTAATGCCGAAGTAGCAAGTGAATTAGGAATGGAAGATGAAGAGATTGTAAGGTTGACGCATATTGGTGGTTTCTCTGCTATGTTTAAAGATGCCGAGTATTCTAGTAGTTGGGCTACTTACGGTCAGTTAATGGAAAAGAAGAGGTATTTAGAAGATGGAGATTAAACAATTATCAACAGATAGCATTATAGGCTATGAAAAGAACTATAGAACGACTACAGAAAAAGGTGTTGAGGCATTAAAGAGTTCTATTGAATCAGTTGGGTTTGTTGTACCTATTGTCATAGATAAAGATAATGTCATAATATCAGGACACCTAAGACTTGCGGTTGCTAAAGAAATAGGCATGGAAGAAGTGCCTTGCGTATTAGCGGATAATCTTACAGACAAACAAGTTAAGAAGTTTAGGTATCTTGATAATGAGGTTCACAGGTTATCTAAATGGGATGACGCGCTTTTAGCCGATGAAAAAAGATGGTTAGAGTTAATGTCAAAGGATGACGGGTGGGAATTCATCAGTAATTTGTTCGGTGATTCCTCATTACATAATTATACGATTGCTGACATTACCGTGACAGCAGAGAGCATTGAGAAAACACAAAATGACATGCAGAAAGTATTTACTGAGAGAGCAAATGCCAAAACAATAACATCAGAAAGCACAGGGGGCAAAGCGGTGACTACACATATATGCCCGAATTGTAATAAAGAAGTATTTATAGGAATTAAATGATAACGAATATAAAATCTTTAGATATAGTTCCATATGGGAAAAACCCTAGATTAAACGGAAAGACAGTAATAGCATTAAAGACAATTATAGAAGAGTATGGTTTTTTAGTACCATTGACTGTAACTAAAGATTACACGATAATAACAGGACACTCAAGATATGAGGCAGGTCTTGGTTTAGGAATGACAGAGTTCCCTTGTGTTGTTTTAGATATATCAGAAGATAAGTCTAGGGAGTATAGACTTTTAGATAACAAGATACAAGAATATAGTATTACAGATTATATTAAATCGGAACAAGAGTTAATATCTATAAGTGGTGGCGATGAATTCTTTAAAGCGATGTTTAATATAGGAGAATTAACAAAGGATGATGTTATATTAAATAAAGGCATAATAGAGCCTATTGTTGAAGATGAGGAAGAAGATTCAAAGGTTGAACTTTTGTGTCCTTATTGTTATCACCAATGGACGGAAATAGACACTTAAAAAAAGGCGCATACAAATACGGAGTATTATATGAGTAAACAGTTACAGTTAAATAAAACAAAGTTAGCAAAAGAGGCTATGATAAGCGCACTAGAGTCTAATCTGGGCGTAGTTACTATATCGGCTAACGCTTGTGGCGTGTCGAGAAAAACACATTATATGTGGCTACATAAAGACGTACAGTACAAAGAAGAAGTTGAGAGTATTAAAGGTATTGCGATAGATTTTGTAGAAACCAAACTTTTTAATAGAATTAAAAATGATGATACAACTTCAATAATCTTTTATTTAAAAACCCAAGGAAGAAATAGGGGATATATTGAGCGACAAGAAATGGACATAGAGGGTGATTTAAGTCTAAGGGTGGAATTTGTTGACCCTAATGACTCGTAACACAGCCGTTCAAATACCAAAAGTCTTTAAACCTTTATGGCAACCATATAGATTCAAAATTTATTATGGTGGTAGAGGAGCAGGGAAATCATGGTCTTTTGCTTTAACACTTCTCATAATAGGTGCGAAAACAAAAAAAAGAGTTTTATGTACTCGTGAAGTACAAGGCTCTATGAAGCAATCAGTACATAAGTTGTTATCGCAATGTATTGAATTATTGAATCTAGGTATGTTCTATAGAGTTACGCGAGAGGGCATATTCGGCAAGAATGGTACAGAGTTTATATTCCATGGGTTGAAACACGACCCTATGCAAATTAAATCATTAGAGGGTGTGGATATTTGTTGGGTCGAGGAAGCCCAAAAGATTACTAATGAATCGTGGGAAATACTAATACCAACTATTCGTAAAAAAGATAGTGAGATATGGGTTTCTTTTAATCCTAATCTTGAAACTGACCCTACATATGTAAAATTTGTTATACAAGAACAACGTGACAATATGTTTGTCGCAAAAGTAAACTACTGGGATAATCCTTTTTTTGGCGAAGAGTTGCGGGATGAACTAAACTATCAAAAAGAAATAGACTACGATGATTATTTGCATATATGGGAGGGTTATTGTAAAACCTCGTCAGAAGCACAGATTTTTAAGAACAAATTTGTTATAGAGGACTTTGAAGCACCAGAAGATGCAGTTTTTTATTTTGGGTTAGATTGGGGGTTTTCGCAAGACCCAACAGCCGTTTTAAGATGCTATATAATAGACAGAGAACTATATATTGATTACGAATCAGGAGGAACTCAGGTAGAATTAGATAGCACTTATAGGTTAATTGATACCATACCAAACGCAAAACAATATACAATAAGGGCTGATTCAGCACGACCAGAGTCAATATCCTTTGTTAAAAGACAAGGATACAAAATAGAATCTGTGTACAAGTGGACGGGTAGCGTAGAAGATGGAATTGAGCATATAAGAAGTTTTAGAAAAGTACATATACATACAAGGTGCATGGAAACAGCAAGTGAATTTGTAAAATATAGTTATAAAGTAGATAGGGTTACTGGGGATATATTACCGCAAGTAGTAGATGCGCATAATCATTATATAGATGCGTTGAGATACGCATTACAACCAATGATTAAGCGTCTAGGAAAGCCAAGATTAGCGAAAGTTATAGGAGCATAATATGGGAATTGAAAGTAAACATCCTTATTATATAGAGGGTGTAGAACAATGGGAAAGAGTCAGAGATTCTTATAATGGTAGTGATGCGATTAAATCAAAAGGTGAACAATACTTACCTAAATTAAGTGGTCACGGCACATCAGAATACAATGCTTATAAATTAAGGTCTGTATATTACAATGGTGTTGATAGAACAGTCAAAGGGTTAACAGGCGCTGTTATGCGAGTTGCACCTATAATAGAAATACCTGCAAAACTAGAAGAATGGACTGCCGATATAACAGGCACAGGCATATCCTTGAATGATTTTATTTCAAATATGTTGTCTGAGCAATTACTAACAGGTAGACAAGGTGTTTTGATTGACCGTAATGAAGAGCGACCATACTTGACAGGGTACACAACGGAACAGATAACGAACTGGATGGAAAATGATGTTGTTTTACAAGAAACATTCCGAAGCCAAGACCCGAAAGATAAATTCAAATCCGAATATGCTGTGCAATATAGAGAACTCTTAATTGAAGATGGAAGATATATAGTACGAATATGGCGCAAATCTAAAGGTGGCTGGACAATTCATGAAGAACTAACACCAACAATAAGAGGTAATGGTCTTGAGGGGATACCCTTTATAGCGATGAGTGGAGATGGTCTAAACTTTGAACCAAGCGCTCCACCGTTATTAGCATTAGCAGATATAAGTTTATCCATGTACAGAACGTCAGCAGACTTAGAGCATGGTAGACATTTCACAGCCCTACCAACTCCGTACGTTACGGGGATAGATGCAGATAGTGAATTAACGATAGGCTCTGGGAACGCATGGATATTGCCAGATTCATCATCTAGGGCAGGGTATTTAGAGTTTAGTGGTCAAGGCTTACAAGCATTAGAAAAGGCTATGGAAGAGAAACGTTCTATGATGGCAAGTCTAGGAGCGCAACTTCTACAATCGCAGAAAGCGGGAGTAGAGGCATCCGATACTGTAAGACTACGACAAAACGCAGAAGCATCCACACTAATAACAGTAGTGAAAACAGTAGAAGAGGCAATAACAAGTGCGGTACAAGTAATGGCAGAATGGGAGGGTTTAAGTGGTGAAGTTAATATTAAACTTAATACAGATTTTGTCGATACAAAAATAAATGCTCAAGACCTATCTTCATTGATGGGTGCATGGCAATCGGGGGCTATAAGTCATGATACATTCTTATTCAATATGAAGCGAGGCGAAATTCTACCTCCAGAAATGTCAATAGAGGATGAAAAAAGCCTTATTGATGTACAAGTGGGCGAGATAGATTTAACAGGCAGTTAAATAAATGTCGGTTAATGACAAAATCCTAGATGAGATAATAGGTCATTCGGTAGACTTACAACGTGTCGAAGCAACAGCAAGAAAGCGCATTGTTAAACATCTCAAAATATTGGAACGTCAACTCGTAGATGAACTTAGAAAATCTACCGTATGGGATGCAAAGATGTCGCAAACGCAAAAGAGGCGACTCACCGAGTTACTTAAACAAACTCAAGAAACGATTAAGAGCGCATATATATCTCTTGGCAATGAGAGTATTAAGGAACTTACGCAAGTGGCGAGATTGGGTGAAGCACAGGCAGTTTCTGCAATAAACACATCTATTAAAATAGACATAGCATCTATTTCTATGAGTAAACAATCATTAAAGGCTATCGCATCCGAGTCATTAATTGAGGGAGCGCCTAGTAAGGAATGGTGGACAAGACGTGGGGAGGCATTTAGGTTAAGGTTCTCTGATACTATTCGTACAGGCATGATGAAAGGCGAAACTACAGATAGAATAATCTCAAATCTAGTAGGTACAAAAGTAAACCGTTTTAAAGATGGTGCGTTATTTGCTAACTATAGAAGTGCAGATGCTTTAGTAAGAACAAGCATACAAACAGTTGCTAATGAAGCAAGAATGCAAACGTACAAAGATAACGAAGATGTAATTAAAGGTATTGAGTGGGTAGCAACACTAGACAACAGAACCTCAAGTCTTTGTCAAAGTTTAGATGGTCTTACATGGGATTTAGACCGTAAACCTCTAGGTCATAAAATTCTTTACCCAGGGGCAACCGCACATTGGGGATGTCGTTCTACACAAGTGCCTATATTAAAGAGTTGGAAAGAACTAGGCGCTAAAGGTAAATTCAAGAATATACCAGAAAGTACCAGAGCCAGTATGGATGGGCAAGTATCGGAAAAGATAGGTTATGAGAAATGGTTAAAGAGAAAACCTAAAGCATTTCAAGAAGATGTGCTAGGTATTGGCAAGAGAAAACTCTGGCAACAAGGCAAGTTAGGATTTAAGGATTTAGTAGACCAGAGCGCTAATCCTCTGACTCTAGAACAAATAGAAACTAAGTTAAAAATATAGCCCAAAACCCAAGCGTATAGCGGGATTTCAGAAA